GAATACAATTCGTTTAGATGAAACCCTGCAACACTACTTTTATTGCCTTCTTGAATCCATTTACCATTTTGCATCATGTAAGGTTTATCGGATTCATCAATAAGAACTCCACAACTCTTACAAACATAATTTACATTTTTTAAATCTTCATCCCATTTTATGTTTGACCATTCTAAATGTTGGTAAGTCTTACAATGTGGACAAGGCACATGATACTTTCTTTGATCTGATGTATTCCAAGCATCTTGAATTCTGCTCATGCCATCAATGGTTGGTGTTGATGTCATAATGATTTTACGATTCCAAAAGGTTGAAGTTCTTTTTCTTGCTAAATCTACAGGATCGCCTTCAGGAGTTGGTTGGTATCTATCAACCTCGTCTAACAAAACAATCCTACATGGCCTTGATGATAATGATGCTGGTGAGTTACTTCCTGAGATAACTACAAAACCACCGCCAAATGATTTAGATAATATGGTATTACCACTATCTCTGCTTTTAGAATCTTTTACTTTACCTCTAAGAGCATCAGATGCAGAAATCATTTTAGATAATCTTTGTGTTGAAAAGGCTCTTGCCATTTCTAGTGTTGGCATAACTACCAACATTGGTGCTGGATCGTGAGCGATATGATAGCCAAGTATGTTTAAAAGTATTTCAGTTTTACCAACTTGTGCAGATGACATGATAACAATGCTTTCAATATCTCTATCATTGAGTGTGTCCATGATGCCACGTTGATATTCAGCACGACTTGTTTTCCATTGACCAGCTTCCGCACTAGATTCGGATGTTAAGACTCTATGATTGTCTGCCCATTCAGAAACTTTAAGTTTCTTTGGTGGCTTGAATGTCTGTATTGACTGATTCCAAATTATTCTCAGAGTTTTTTGGAAGTCCTGTGTTTGCGAGTTCATTTAGTGCTTCATGTACTTCGGTTGTGATTAAATCTTCTACTTCAGCATAGGATTTAAGACCTAAAACCTGATGTGTAACCTTTGCTGGTATATTTAATAGTTTTGAACGACAATTTGCAATTAAGTTCTGCCAAGTATCAACAACATCATCAGAATGTACTAACTTGCTTGATAAAACTGCAACTTCTATCTCTTTATGATCTGCTTGATTTTTAGTTAGCCTTAATTTTTCTTCATTGATGTCATTTGGCACATCTTTTAGATGCAACCTTGCTCTTTGTCTAAGATATTCTATATATGCTTTACGACAAGCATCCATATCCATACCACCACGACCAATGCCTTTAGGTAGTATGCCTTGAGATACAAGATTAGATACATATTGTTTGGTCAATCCTAAGTGTTCACCAACTTCTTTTTGATTAGCCATTTCTACCACCAATGACTTGCTGTTGCTTCATTTGCTGTAAAAAATATGTTGTTGGTATAGATTGTTGCTGTTGTGGTTGTGCCATAACTACATTTTAGCTAATTTTTTACCTAATCTGCGCCTTTTGTGCTTATTCATGCTTGAAGTCTTGAGTTTTTTTCTTCCAATGCTGGTTTTTTTGTATTTATGCCTAACTTCGTTAAATTTAGTTTCTTTTTTTATTTTAGCCATTTTTTACCTTAAACAAACTCAATACTTGTAAGCTGTGACTAAAAAAATAACGAGCGTCAAATCACCCACAACATATACAGCTAGACAGTACCTTTGCATACCCCCTATCTCCTTCTCATTGTTTTTAACGCTTGTTTAAGATTTTTTTCAAAAGTTTTGCCGATACCTCGCTTCTGCCCAAAGACCACACCTTGTACTGTTTTTTTAAATGGAAATTTAGGTCTGTACTGTGCTTGACCTACATAGTTAGCTACCATTCTTATTCTTTTTCCAGCAGGATTAGCTTTGTTTCTTCCATACCTTTCCCAAATACCACGATTGTTTTCTCCTGTTAATCCTTTTGGTATGCCTTCAAAGAATTTATTCTTATCATCAAATAATTTATTTCTTGTTGATCTTGTTAAGTTACCAAACTTATTTAGCTTTATATTATTAGTAGGCACAATAATTCTTTTATTGTTAGGTTGCCTTGTGCCACCTTGTATTTGGAACTTCATATACTTCTCTCTTGCAGATTCAACAAATACATAAGCTGTTAAATTTTTCTTAGTAGATTTTTTGTATCTAAAACCGCCAACAGTAAATGGTGTTGCACCACCATCAAATGTATCTTTAGCTTTTTGTTTTAATCCATTAGGATTGTTTTTATCTATAGATGCAAAAGCAACTTCATTAATTGTTTTTGACATAACAAAAGGCAATTGCGTCCTTTGCATTGAATTAAGGTTTTTGCTTAATTGTTTGAAATCTGCTTTTAAATTTAAATTCATAATTAAGATGGTGCGGTAGTAGGAGAAAATATATTTGGAGAGAGACCACCGCACCAAAAGTACATTATATATTTCTTTCCTTGTGTTCAACAATATTTTTACACCACCAATAAAGCTGTGCATCATTTAAAGTTGATTTCATAAAATTAACAGTCTTACAAACTAATTGGATATTCCCTACCACATAACCTTTATCTGAATCTTTGCGGTCAATTGAACAAGCATAATCTGTTTTGCCACCACCTCTGTGCCAAGTCATATTTATCCCAGATAATGCACATTTCCCTTCTTGTTTGTCCCAAATGCTATTTATATATTCAATCTCTATATCCCATTCAATACCAGAATTTCTTCTACTAGATTTTAATTGAGTAAATAATTTATTTAGATAACTATAAGGGGTTTGATTTTTTGTTGCTACTCTCTTTTCTTGATTACAAGTCTTGCAATCAGACCTAAAGTAAATACCTTTTGCATTTTCACCTTTTTCAAACATTTCGTCTGGCAAAGTTCTTTTGCAGCTTTTACATTTTTTCATCTGTCTTAGAAATATAAGACGATATTTTAGGTAAAAAACCTTGTTTTGTCAGTTTTACAAATAATAAGAAAACATCATGGTCAATCATATTTATTAATTCATCTGCTGAAACAACTACTGCATATTTACTAAATTGCTTTTGCACATTTCTTTTACCAGCATGATCCTTACATACAAATACTTCAACATCAGTTTCTTTATGTTTTAGTTTCCAAGTATCTACAGGAAGTGGCACTATACCTTCTTTATTTAGCTGATCTTGTAAAGACTCCCATGCTCTAAGCATCATGTTAGCCATATCTTCTAAATCGCCTGATTTATCAGGAAATGATAGACATAAATTATATTTGGTTTGTGCTAGTTTAAACCTTTTTTGAAAATCCATATTGACCAATCTGACAGGTTCATCGACACCAAAGTCAGTAACTAATTGCTTCTCAAGCTGATTGATGTTTTTTATTATTTCTAATATTGAATCAGAATACATATTTTTAATTTGGTTTGGTTGGCATGGTTGGTGGTTGTATACATAGGAATGTATATACAACCAACCATTTTCCAATGACATTTACCCTTAAACCACCTGTTTTACCAACCAAAAACAACCATTTACAAACCATAATCATTTAAAATATCTCCGAATTGTATTCATTAGTTTGATAACCTCTACCTTTTTCGTAGGTTAAAACATCTTGCTCTACTAACTTTCTAAGCCATGTTTTGACTGTAGAATCATTTAGATTAGTAATCTTAGTTATCTCTGCCTGTCCTAACCATACTGATGCAGGTTCGGTAGCTTTATCTTGTGCAGTTTTAATCGCATCTACTATAGCTTGTCCTTTATCGGATATTTTTGTTTTCTTTGGCATTTCTCCAACATCTATAAGTTCTAATGCACCAGATGTCATATCATGAAATGGTAATTTTTGTTCTACAAATTTAAAGTTCTTTGGCATTACAGGCTTACCATCTTTGACTAATGTTTGACTAAATTCAACAAACATATCGCTACCCAAATTAGTTCTAGCAACTCGATATTCCCAATCTACAGATGCCTGTATAACAGAACTACCTCTAGCACGACTATTACTTGAATGACCTGTGTGATGCACAATGCAAATGCAAGTAGAATATGAGTCTCTTAAATCATCTATCCTCTCAATAAATGCTGACATATCTTCAGTAGAATTTTCATTACCAGCACCAAAGTTTCTTTGTAAAGTATCAACCACAATCATTCTAACTTTACCTGTTTCATCTTGTGTTCTATCTATTGTATCTTTTAACAATTGATGATCTTTATCATCTAATAATCTTGCACCTCTGGTTGATATTAATAATGGTGCATCTTTTACTCTAGTAGCATTTAACTGTTGCCATGCTAAGAACCTTCTGGATATTGCTCTCATGCCTTCACCAGCTAGATAAACAACAGAACCCTGCTCAGTCGAATGTCCGTGCCAATCACGACCTAAAACAATATTACAAGCCAAATCTACTGTGACAAACGATTTACCACTTTTAGGTTGCCCAAAAATCGCTACAACAGAATCTTCTTCACATATATCTTTAACAACCCAAACAGGTGGAGTTATATTCTGCATGATGTCATTAACCTGAATCAAATCAAAAGAAACCCTTTTCTTTATTTGATTGTTCAAACAATAATCTAAAAACTGCTGTGATGATGAAAAGAAATCATTTACTTTGGCATCATATAAATCATCTTTGTCTTTAAATTCTCTTGGTGGTTTTACAATGATTACTTCTTTTGCTATCTGACCAAGTTTGTCTTTTAGTTCTTCAGAACATTTTTTACCAGCTTCATCATTATCAGGAAAAATAATAACCCTTCTGTCTTTCAAAGGTGTCCAATCCTGTTTGTCTAAATTATTTACACCACCATGCCATGTGCAAGTATCACCATCATAAATACTTTTACAACCTAACAATGCTTTCTCACCTTCATTGATGATTACATAATCTTCAGGTTTATTGCTTTCACAATATATCGGCAAAATACCATCAGGTCTTTTCATAACCCATTTATCTTCAACTTTGTTAAATGGTGCATACTTCTGCTTGATGTAATGGTCTGCTGGAAATCTCATAACACAAAATGAATCTGTATATCTAAGATAAACAATTGACTCAGTTTTGAGTTGATACATATCTTTGTCTGTAAATAATCTGGCAGGTTTAGTAGATTTGACAGGCTCGTAACCTTTTAAGAAATCATTGGGATCTAAACCATTATTTTTAATAAATTCTATTAGTCCATAACCTTGATTATTTTCAAAATCAAAAAATGTACCTTGTTCTAAATTTAATGCCAGACTACCTTTACTTCCCCAACGATAGTATGAGCCATCTTTTTTTGATGGCTCACCTAATATTTGGACTGCGACTTCAGGTGCAATCTTTTCCCATTCTAAATCCAAATTGCAACCTAAAAAGGAATTTCATCATCCTCAAAAGCGTTAAAATTTTTAGCTTCATCTTGGGTGTCACCACCTGACTTGGGGAGAAAATCATGTTGTTGATTATCAGATGGTGACTCGTTATACCAATCAGGTACAACAAATTCTGTAGGTCTATCTTTCATTCCAACAAATTCAAAATGCGGAATAGAAGTGCTACCTTTACCGATTGAAATGCTTTCTGAACCTGTATATTTTACTACAGGTAATTTACCTGCGTTTTCTGGTTTCTGTGTTTCTGCAAAGAAACTAGCACCCATTTCTTGAAAGCCTTTATATTCTCCAAATGAGTGTCTTTGCCACAATGATACAGGGTGAGTTATGTTATCCTTATCATTTACAAATTTTGGTAATACCCAAACTGAAAAGGCTTTTTTGTATTCATCATCAGGTCTGGCCATATGTGTAAACAAATCTTTTTGCCATACATAACTATAACCTTCACCAGAAGTATATTTTCCCCAACCCATCAACATGGTGTCAGGATCAATCATAAAATAATTTACATCGATACTTTCTTTACCACGATACCAACACTTTTCTTGAAAATGATGTTTTAAGTAAGGCGTATCTTCTGAATCAAAAATAAATGGATTGTCTGTCATATTGTAATATCTCCTTTAATTAGTTTTAAATAACAATGTTTTAAAAACTCAATATTCATTTCAACAAAGACATCTAGTTCTAAAGCTGCTTCTTCTTTGACAGATTTTTCAGTCAAATAACGAAGCCAGATATTAGTACAGAAGTCTTGAAAATGAACATCATCTTCTAAGTGATATTGTCCATTTGTCAGTTGTTCTGTCATTGAATTTTCTCCATGAAGTGCAACCTTAAACTATTATTTATTTTTTTGTCAATAATAATTGTAAAAAAAAGTTGCAATAGTTGTAATAATAGTTTTAAATAACACTTGTAATTAACAACTAAGGAGAAAATTATGAAATCTAAACAAATTAAATACAAGGGATATACTTTAGAAGGTCTTGAATCAAGAAATAATTTGACAGTCAATCTAAAAAATCCAAGTGGTTATTCTATGTATCATCAATTTTATGATTTAGATACATGGACATCTAAAAGGTCAGTATTCAAAGCACTTACTAAATTTGATGGTTTTGAAGATGCAAAAAAATTTATAGATTTGATTGAAGCTACATCACGTGAGGAAGCATATATACAATCAAAATCTTATTTTCCACAATCTAAATCAACAGAAGAGGTTAAGCAAAAAAAACTTAAATTAGCTGAATGGCGAAAAACAAGGAGAAAACAATGAAAAAATATTATTTCAAAGACGAGAAAGGACATTATCGAGTTTCTTGCAATCCGATTGATTCCGTATGGGCAATTAATTGTGATAGAGATTTTGACTCTATAAGACGAGCAAAACAATTTGCTAAGAAAAACAGAGCATGGATCTATGTCGAAAAGCACGAAAATGGATTTGTTGAAAGATTAGAAGTACCAAGGAGAAAACAATGAAAGCACTAATAGTTAAATGGCAAGACACCAACAAATATGTCTTACACGTTAAGTCCAATAATGATCTATTGCTGCAAAGAAAAAAACAACAACACGAACATTTAAATCCCAAGATTGTATCTTGGGATGAATGGGAACTAATCCAAAGGTGTCAATAATGAAAGTATATGTAGTACAAAATCCAATGGATGCTAGTGACTCAACAGTAGTTTTTACTTCCAAAGCTAAAGCTGAATACTATGCTAGAAGCACAAACCAATCTGACTTTGGTGGAGAAGAAGTATATACAGTTGAAGTGCATGAGTTTGAAATATCAAAGCAAGGCATTTTACAAGCCATAAGTGCTGGTGCTGATATTTGTGGCGGTAGTGATATTGGTTATGAAATATAATGAAAGAAGATCATAAAATGCAAAACTCATGGGAAGCCATGAGTAAGGCAAGGACAGCAAAATATAAAGCCTATAAAAAAGATGTCATGCCAATTATCAAGGAGATACAAGCATCAGGTGTTAAATCTTTACAAGGTATCGCTGATGCTTTGTCAGATAGAAAAATAAAAACCAGATATGGCAAAGATATTTGGCATCCCTCACAAGTTAAGAATTTATTAGAACGATGATTCCATTTCCAGATAAGAAATACAATACTATTGTAATTGACCCACCTTACGATATATCTATGTCAGGCAAAGTCAAAAAAAGACCTAATAAAAAAGAAAAATTAGATTATCCAACGATGTCTCTAAAAGAAATACAAAATTTACCAATACAAGATTTATGTAATGTTGGTTGTCATGTCTATACTTGGACTACCAATAAAATGCTTCCATATACTTTTGATATTTTAAAGTCTTGGGATATAAATTATCATCTAACTATGGTTTGGACAAAACCTGCTGGGATAGCACCGTGTATGGGGTATGTGTTTGGTACAGAATTTTGCTTACTCGGTTTTGCTGGAAAACCAATGCAAAAATTTAAAAACATAGGTAAGTTGAATTGGTTTCATCATCAAAGTATAAAACCACACTCTACAAAACCACAGTCTTTTTTTAATTTAGTTGAAGAAATGTCACCTAGTAATTATTTAGAAATGTTTGCACGAAAAAAAAGAGATGGTTGGGATGTATGGGGTAATGAAATTTAATAAGAATTTATTAGAGCGATGATTCCTTTCCCAAATAAGAAATACAATATTATCTATGCTGATCCAGCTTGGTCTTACAAAGATAAGGCAAGTGCTGGACAGCGTGGTGCAAGTTTCAAATATCCAACACAATCACAAGATTGGATCTGTAATTTACCTGTTGCTGATATTTCTGCCGATGATTGTGTTTTGTTTTTATGGATCACTATGCCTAAATTAAATGAAGTTATGGAAGTTATTGATGCTTGGAATTTTGAATACAAAACTTGTGCTTTCACTTGGATAAAAAAAAATAAGATAAAACCTACTTGGTTTATGGGCATGGGAAGGTGGACAAGGGCAAATGCAGAATTATGTTTGTTAGCCACAAAAGGAAAACCACAAAGAATAAATGCTGGTGTGCATAGCGTTGTAGATACACCGATTGAAAGACATTCAAAGAAGCCTGATTGTGTGAGAGATAGGATTGTTGAACTGTGTGGAGATTTACCAAGAATAGAATTATTTGCAAGAGAGAAAACCGAAGGTTGGGATGTTTGGGGAAATGAAATCTAAAAAGAAATTAAGACTGCGACTCAATATGTCGCACGATTCTGTTTATATTAATTTTGATGATTTTAGATGTGTCTTTAAAGAACATGGCATTACCTGTGTTTATTTGGTTGGTAAAGAAGAACCGATTGAATGTCGTGACTCTGTTGATGAAATATCAGATCAAGTTTATGAGCATTATGCAAAAAGTTAAAAGAACCTTTAGTTCTGCGGTTAGGCAACCATATCAGGATGCCATAGGTATAATATTGAAGATCATTGATTATCATAACGAACAAGCTAGAAAGGATTTTGGCAACTCTGAATTTCATAGCAAACAAGCTACTGTTTTGAAATTATGGATGATTGATATGAAAGAATTTATTACCAACAATGAAAAAAAAGAATCCCTATCAGTACAAACAACCAAAGAAAAAACAGGGCGAGAAAAAGTTTTATCAAGCATTGATGAAAATGTATAAACAAAATAAACAAGGAGAAGAAGATGAAAACAAAAAAGATTGAACATACTGCTGAAGCTGTTGGAAAACTTACTGTAGATTATGAGCCATCAGCGAGTATTTTAGAGCCTATAATTACAGGACAAAATCCTTATCAAACTAGAAATCAAGTGTTAGAGAATTGTCATAAAGCCATGAATGGTGAAGATATAAGAATACCAACTAATAATTATATGGAAGTTGGAAATGTCTTAGAAAAACCTGTGGCAGAATTGGCCTGTAAAAGGATTGGCTTATTAGATGCAGAATTAGTTATTACTGAAGCAGTTAGGCACAAAAGAATCACTTTGAATGGCTCAATAGATGCTATTGGTGTTGCAGACAATCTATTTATTACCAAAGATGTAGAGAAAGGTTTTTATTGTCCAGAACTTGAAGAAGGTGAAGGAATCAAAGTTAATGGTAAAGGAATTATGGAGATAAAAATAACCAATGCACCATTAACTGAAAGCCTACCAACCTATCGTGGTGTCATACAGGTCAAGGCTTTAATGGCAATAACAGAATTTTCTTGGAGTGTTGTTTGTGTTTTAAATGGTTCTGATCTAAGAATGTATTTCTATCAGCGTGATGAACAATGGGAGAAAGATGTGCTTGAGCCTAAAGTTATAGACTTCAACAGCAGAATAGCTAATTGTGATTGGTATGATCCTTTTGATACTAAGGAAGCTGGATATATCACACCGCAAGACAATGGTGAGTCCACAGAACTAACAAAGCAAGACCAAGTACAGATAGATAACATTGTGGCTTGGGAAGCACAGATAAAGAACCTGAAAGACAATATCGAAGAAGCTAAGAAAAGCATTATGATGTCTATGAAAGAAGCTAAAGAAGGCTATTCTGAAAGCCATAAGGTTGTTTGGCAGACTGTTAATTACAAAGCACAACCTGAAAAGGTAGTACCAGCAAAAGAAGCCTATACTTCAAGAAGATTTAGTATTAGAGAATTACCAAAAAAAGATTAAATAATTCTTGCAATAGTTGTAAAAATCATTAATATAATAGTTGTAATTATCAATAAAGGAGAAAATTATGAAACTTGCAAAAAACATTTTATCTTTTGAAAGAGTTGGATATAAGTATGCAATAGCAGAAGTTGCAGATTCAATATGTGGTTGGAAAGTTTTAGAAAAGAAAAAACTAACCAATGATGATCCTGCAATGTTTTGTGTTGTTAAAGGCAAAAAAGTAGTTAAAGACAATGCAATTTATTGGCAAACAAAAAGACTTTGTAATGATAAAAAATATTGTTTTGATTACATACAGTTTTTGTTAGGCAAAACTCAGATTGAGCCAAAAGTAAACTTTAACAATTCAAACTTAGAACACTTAGCAAACAAATTTAAATTTTAAAATATCAATTCTCCCCTATAACGAGTCGGTAGTTTCTATCGGCTCGTTTTTTCACTTGTTTTGCATAAGTTGAATCCAACAGTTCTTCACCAGCTAGTTCAAAATCTCTTTCTTCTAAGGCTTCAATCATTCTGGTGAACTTGCACAACTTTTTGATGCCAAGATTGAAACATAGGTCGCATAGGACTAATCTAACATTGTATGGCATTGATTTCCAAAAAGGTATGTTTCTATCAAGATCAGCAAACACACCTTCCATATCATTAATCAACAACATTTCAGCTTCAACAGAAGTGATGCCATTTTGTTCAATATTTCTACCAACACCTATGGTCAAAAATCCGCTAGTGCATTTATAAGGGTGTAATTTGATGCCCTCATTTTTGATGAGCATTTCTTTTAAATCATCAATTAATTCTTGGGTAACTCCTGTTTCCATTACTTCGTATCAGTTCTTTTTAATTTGTCATAAGACCTCAAACCTGACATACCAAGTAAAGCCATAAGGATTGCAGATAATTGTGAGAAATCAAACTCAGGCATTTCAATCTGAGTCCCAGAAGTTTTAATTATCACTTCTAATATTGGTGCAAGAACAAAATGATAACCAAGTGCAAAACTACAAATCCAACCAACAGAAGGCCGCCAATTGCGTTGAAATGGAGAACCCTTTGCTTCTATTTTATTTACTTCAATTTGAGCAAGATTAGCCTGATGAAATAAAGTAGCAAGTTCGTGATCTAGTTGTGCTTGTAAATCTTTATCTTTTACAAACTTACCAACAATATCACTTACAGGTTTTATTAAATTTTCAATCATCGTTTTTACCTTCTAATATTTTTTGTAATTTTATAGCTTTTTCATGTGCTGTATCAGCGTGTAAATCTTTATCAACTATTTTTTCTAATTTAAGGCTTTCTATTTTATTATTGCTTATATACCGCCATGTGTAGCCATCACGACCATAAATGCCAAATACTGTGGTAGATATGCCTATTTTGATTATCATAGCTTGTTCGCCATCTAATAAGACCTTATCGCCTTCCTTGAACTGTGAATTAAGTTTGAATTTAAGACCTTTGATGAATGATACGGAATAGTCTTTGAGAGCAAGACCACCTAAGACACTTGCTAAAAATATTGATATTTCAAGATAATATTCTTCAAGATTCATTTCACATGAAGAAAGCATTGATTACTAAAGATGTGAGCAAAGTAATAACAATACCAGCTACTTGCCACAATCTAGTGTTTTGTGTGTTGATGTCAGTTTCTATTGAATCTAATCTGCGAAAATTTTCTTTCCACTTTTGTTCGCACACTCTTTCATGTCGTTCTAAAGAATTAGCTACTTGCTCTACAGTAGGTCGTTTAGCTAATGGTTTTTTACTTGCTATTTTTTTTCGTGGCATTGTCTGCACCTTCTAAACTTTCTTGCAATAATTTTGACTTTAAATCTACTAATTGTTTTTTATCTGAAAATTCTCTAGCCATTGGTTCTAACTCGATACATCTACTTTGCAAAGATAAAATGTCATCAAACAAACTTCTTTGTTGATCTGTCATATCTTCTTTATTGAATTCTTCTATTTCTCCATTATCTTTTTGTATTTTTAAATTAGTCATTTTACTCTTCATCTTCTATTGGTTCTAAGAAACCTTTAATTTTTTGTTCTTGTTTTATTGCTAAATCTATATCTTCTGTATTTACAAAAAATTCATTATTCTCTTCAATAATTAAATTTTTACTTTTTTCTTTGTTTAATTGTGCTACATATTTTAAGGTGTTGTCATTTGGGTTGTCATAAAAAATACAAACTCTTTTGAACTCTTCATCTTTTTCATCAAAATCAACAATATAGCTTGTTTCTTCAACACCGCTCACATATTCATTTATTTTTTGTTTAGCCATATTTACGCAAAAGTAAGAGTTGTTTGAGTCGAAGGTGCGGAAAAAGGTGGATATGTAGATGTGTTATTGTTTGGTGCTGGTACTGATTGATTTGCACTATTATCCCATCGCCAAATTACATGGGGCGTTGGATCAGAAAGTGCTTCTGTGAATGAAGCATCACTTCTTAAAAAAGAAGTACTGCCAACAGTAAAACTTGTAAAAGCACTAGAATTTGTGTTTGAAATACTACCAGCAGATGTTCCGACATATAACTGCAAATTACTTAAATTTACAGTTGTAGTTGTACTTGCAAGAACAAAAGCACCCAATATAGTATTACCATTCAAAAAACCTGTAGCGGTTGTTGGACTTAGTGCCTGACCTGTTAAGGGAAAATATACATTTAGAAGTTGTCCTGAAGGCGTGAAACCCATATATCCTCTGTAGCGATACTGTACAGAAAAGAAAGTAAAAACACCTGTACCAACTGTTACACTTGGATTAGTAGGTGCAGAACTAGCACCATAAAAATCATCAAAATCAATAGTTGTTCCTTGAGTGCTATTAATAGTTTTGCCAGAAGCAGGAGTTAATCCTCTAATATCAGTATCATTTAAAGAACAAGAAGTACCTGTAGTACCACCAGCTTCAACATGAATAGCGTTCAAAGATAAAGCACCTGAAGTTGGTAAGGCCATTATTTACTCTCTAATTCTTTTATTTTTGCTGATAAATCTTTAACAGCTTCAATTAATACCGCAGTTATTCTGCTGTAATCCACAGACTTAGTACCCATTTCATCATCAGCAATCAATACAATTTCTGGTAAAATCTTTTCAACTTCTTGGGCAATAACTCCAATATTTTCTTTACCATCCCTTATATAAGTTACACCTCTTAGTTGTTCAACTTTAGCCAAACCATGTTCAAGTGTTTCTATATTATCTTTTAATCTTTCATCTGAGAAAGCGGTGACATTATCATTAAAAGTTGCTGCACCTGCTTCGGAAATATCAAGGGTAAGGGCAGTTATAAGTGACGAGCCATCAGTACCTTGAAATTTTATATCTTTATCTGCTACACCAGCTTGAATCACAAAATCGCTAGAACTATTAGTAAATCCACCAAAAGTAGTGCCACCATCTTTTAAATTTATATCACCTCCGTCTGCATCAAGATTTATATCACCAGAAACATCTAAAGTTAAATCTCCTGTCCTTGTAATACTAGAGCCACCGACATCAATAGATCCATTAAAAATAGCATTCCCTGCTTCTGACATATCTAAGGTTAATGCACTTATAACCCCACCACCATCATCACCTTTAAAAATTATGTCTTTATCTTGTACTTTAGACTCTATGACAAAATCAGAAGATGAATTTACAAAATCTCCTATAGTAGTACCACCATCTTTAAATGTTACATTACCACCATCAGCATCAAGAATGATGTCACCAGCAGAATCAATTGTTAAATCACCACTAGATAAATCTATTTCTGTTCCATCAATGGTTATGTTATCAACAGTAACACCGCCATCAGCATCTAATATACCTGTGGTCGTTAAGTTTCCGTTGACTGTCAAAGCACCTGATGTTTCATTACTTGCCGTGATTGATAAAGGTAAAGTAATCCAAGCATTGTTTGCAGAATTTCTTAATTTCAAAACATTAGCAGAAGTATCAATCCACCATTCATAAGCAAATGTAGTAGACGGTTCTGATGAACCTGAGTTGTTAGATACAATGGCATCTAAAGCATTGTTTAAATCTGCCCTAAAATTTGCACCTGTTTGGTTTGCTATATCATAATCGTGTTGTGCCATTTAAAAACCTCTTGCTATATAGTCGAAAGTCCTAGCAACAATTGTACCACTACTGTTTTTAAAAGTAATTGTAAAACCAGATGTAGTAATACTGCCTATTTCATAAAAATCACCACTAGCCATATTTTGTGCTGTAACTGCTATTTTAGGTGCAACTAAAAATGGTGTGCCATAACTTACACTTAATGCACTTGTACTTGATGTCAATTGTTGTGTATCTATTTTTGCAAAAGTTTCTAGTGTTGCAGATAGCGATGATATAAATACCTGATGAGTAATATCACCTGATGTGACTAATAATTTAAATTTAAAAGCACGGCCATAATAATTTCCTATTCTAAAATTTTGGAAATCAGTAAAGGTTGGACTACCACTTGGATCATCATTTGTGGTCGCTATTTGCAATTGAACTTCGACATCATCGTAAGTGTTTGAGTCTATTGAATCCCATGTGTCTATATTGCCTGATCTTGAATCAAAAAAATCTGTAGTAGAACTTGTGGTAAAAGCTAAAGCAGAACTAAGCCTGTAAGATTGTGCAGCTATGCCTGTATCAATAACATCTGCAAATTCATAGCTACCTGAAAGACTTACACCACCAGCAGAGTCTATCAAACCAACTTCATCTATAAGTCCTAATGAATCAAAAAGAGTGCTGCCTTCTAATTTCAATAAACTATCTGCTGCCACCATATTGGTTTTTGTACCAGAAAAAGAAGGATTTTCAGTTCTTGTTAAAAATGTTTGCGATTGAAAAAGGTCTGGTGTGACTGTATTTACTACAGAAGTTGCATTAGCAGATTTTATACCCAAAGAATCTACCGCCTTGATAAGATAAGTTCCAACTAACAAAGGCACTTCTGCTGAATTAGAAATACCTGATACTGCTTCACCCACTTGAGTTGATTGTGACCATTGTGCAGATGAAGTAACGGAAGAATGTCTAATTTCAAAAGTACCACCTATCTTTACATCTAAATCTGTGGTGGGTGTCCAACTTAAAGTAGCTGTATTAGAATCTGCTCTCAAATATAAATTTGAAACATCAGCAGGTATAGCAGTCAAACCATTTATTCTTTGAGTTGCAGATGCAAAAGCTGAAGCCACTCCAACAGTATTTACCGCTCTTACTCTAAATTCATACAAAGCTGGTTCTATGTCAAAAAATTCAAAATTAGTATTTTCAGATGTACCTGCACCTTGAAAAGATGCTTCGGTGGACTTTTTGAATTCAACATCATAGTGATCTATTGTGACACCTAAATCTTCCCATTCAGTATTTACTGAAGCACCAAAATTTAAAGTTGCTTTTGCTTTTACACCTGAACCTTGTGTAGTGGTAAATAATTCTTCTGTAACAGAACCAATAGCAGGTGTATTGACATCAGGCAAAATGCTAAAATTTTTGACTTCAAATGTTTTTGTTGCAAAATCTGAAAATACACCAAGTCTATTTTTTGCTCTTACAGAAACAAAATATTGACCTGCTTCTAACTTATCTACAGTAAAACTTTCATTTATAGTTCTACCTTCAAAATCAAAGCTAGACTTATCACTTAACCTTACTGTGTTTAATTTGTTAATGCCTATCTCATAAGATTCTACTGATGAATTTTTGGGTTGTGTCCAACTAATAGTTAATCTGTTAAAAAGTGTAGGTGGTATAGCAATTAGTTTTTCAGAGATAGTACCTATAGTCGGTTTTTCAACAGTAGCAAAATCAGGTAAGTTTGTATTTGGTGCTGTATCTTCCGCAGATATTACACCAAAATTATAAACATCATCATCATATTCTCTGGCTGTAATTTTTACTTCATCATCATTTTTTATTGCAAGTTTCATTATTTTGAATTTTTTACCTTGATTAGAATTAAGAGTATTCCAGCCTAGAGATTCCAAAGAAATAAATACAACATCGCCTATTTCTGCCCTAAGGCCTTCTATTGTAGAAGTAAAGTTAAAAACCAAAGATTGCCTTGATTGTTTTAGATTTATTGTAGAAATCATCATTGCTCTTTCCATTTGGTCTGTAAATGGAAGTTCTATTGCTTTTTCTAAAGTCAAGCCATTGTCTTGAGATTTAAAGGTAGAACTTTCCACAATTGCAAAATCACCCTGCATATCTCTATTAACATTGAAAAAATTTGCTCTAATTCTATTAGCTTTGTATTCTTTGCCACCTAAAGCTAATTCAAAAGCACCTACAATATTGTCCTCATTAAAAGTTTGTACTGCTGTACCTGTATCATCAATAATTAATTTATATTTACCACCTGTATAAATTAAAGAACCTCTACAAGATGTCAGAAGTTTTTCTATATTATCAATAGCTTTGTTGTTTGTTCCTAAAACTCCATTGCAAGTATATTTTTTTTGTGTCTTATCACCTACTGTAACAGTAGTATTACAAATATTTCTTGCAGCAGTAAAAGAAGCGGTATCTATATCTGATGTCGGTATTGACCTACCATAAATTGTGTTAGTCAGATAATCTTCTATGCAATCTGCTGGATTATCACTAAATACTTTTATTGTTGAACCGCCTGAAGTGACACTTCTTGTTTTTTTTCCAATTACATCAAAATTTACTTGCGGTATTCCTGTGTTACCAAATATTTCAGGAACAAATTCCAATCTTATAATTGCATAAGCAACACCTTGTAATTTATCTGATGATGTCCAAACACCATCTGTTTCTAAAATTAAATCTGTATCAGCAGTTTGTGTTTCTGTACCATTGTAAATTTCAAATTTGACCACATTTTTATACTTATCATTTATGCCTTGTGAAGCACCAAACCAGATATTGAAGTCAGTTTCTAACAAAGGATCATTGTTAAAATATATTTGACTGATTCCTTGTATTTCTCCCTCTGCGATAGCATAGACAATGTGAAGAAACTCATTGTTATCACCTGAAACATGATAAAAAATAGGTGTGCCACCAACCCTTCTTTTGCCATATATTACAGGTAATGGATTTGTTGAGCCTTGTTGATTAGAAAGCACACTCCTTGCTTGTGATGACATAGTTTCAGGAAAGTCCATATCAGCCAAGCCTATTAACTGAGTACCAACATAAGCACCAACAACTACTGTGGCCACACCAATTGCTATTGCTGTACCAACTGCAATTCCTGTAACACCTACAGTACCAGCAACAGCAGTACCTATGGCAGCGAAAACAGGTGCAGCAGCAGGTAGGGCAAAAAGACTACCTGTAAAAAATATAGAAACTAAAAATAATATTGTGGTTTTAATTTTCATTACTTAATCTATATGCAGAATCAAAAAAGTTAAAATCAGCTATTGGTAAAATTGCTGTGCCTATGGTTTCATCTACTGATGCCATTTTACTACCAATACAAATATGGCATGAATCCCAATTATCATTATGTTTTACTAATATATCTCCAAAAATTGCTTTTGTTGGGTGATATTCAACGAATCCTAATTGCAAACATCTGCCAGATATTCTTTGTCCAAATTTTTTTTGAAACTCAATAGCACCTTCTTTATCAGAATATTTTTTGTATATAATTTTTAATAAATCTGTACCTAAAACTTTATCAAAATATTCAACTATAAATGTATTACAATCGTTTGTTCCCCATGCAAAAGGTTGTTCTAATTTAGATTCGATGTATTGATTTGCTTTTTTTATATCTATCATCTTATTTCGGTTGGCAGATTAATTGTGCTTAATGGTGAACCATAATTTACTGTAGATGTAGCTTTTACAGGTCTTTCTAAAACACCACTTGAGCCACCACCAAATTCTGAACTAGAAGCAGATTCTGTTAGCGTGATTGTAAAATAATCTGTATTTGAAGCATCAACTACTGTATGTGATTTATTTAACAAACTTCTATCTAAACCGCCTACATCATCTATGCCTGATAAAGATATGGTGTCGCTATTTGCCAGACCATGACTTGCATAATGAACTTTTACAGTAGCGGAAGAAGCGGTAGTTTCTATTGGATTAGTTACTATAATAAATGTATCTAATGTCGCTGAATTACCACCACCTCTTGTGGTACTTGATGCAGATGTTGCTACCGTGATTGTAATGCTATTTGCAGTTATGCTAGTGACAGTATGACTTTTGTTTAGATCGGAAGCTGGTATGCCACCAACTGCTGTTGCATTAGCAATTGTAATCAAATCACCTGCTGCAATATTATGTTGTGCAAAATCAATGATTACAGATGTTGAGCCAGATGTTGTTCTAAAAGGATTTGCTAAAATGTTATTTCTTTCTGTTACTGCAACAGTCAAAGTATCAGTAGTTCTTGATGTTATTTTTTGATTGTTACTTAAAACTGTACTACTAATCCCACCTACACTTGTTGTTTCTAAATTAAAAGATACATCTTCATTCACTTTGGCAAAGTTATCTACATTGACAGTAATTAAATTAGAACCAGAAACAGTCTGTAATAAGACAGGCACAATTAATTCATCGTCTATTGTGATTTCACTACCACCAAATTTACCTGATTTAACAGATGTAACTGTATTTGGAACTGCGATAGTAAAACCAAAACCATCTGAATCTATTGATGTTATAGCGTGTGTTCCTGCACCCTCTGAAAAATTTATAGCTGAACTTAAAATATACTCACCATCATCAAAAGTGACCGACTCAAAACCATTTATTTCTATAAGCTGGCCTACAGTAAAAGTTGATGTGCTTCTATTTGCATAATTGAAATGGATTCTTACAGAGCCAGATTGTAAAGTCGCTGATGGGTTAGTAGGACTGTGTTCTTTAAAAATACTTTTTTGTGCTGGTGAAGTATTACTTATTGGTGATGTAACATTACCTTGAGTGCTTATACTTGCACTACCGCCACCTGAAGCAGTCGCACCTGTAGTCAATCCCCAATTTAATTCTTTGACTATTACTGAACTAAATCTAAATCCTGTATCGCCATCAAAGAAACTTTGCTGAGATTCGTTATTGGTGAATCTTGCATTGATCTTATCAAAATCTACAAAAAGAGAACTTGCTTGTACTGCTACTGTGCTTGTACCAGCTTCGACATCTTCTTTGATAACAGGGTTATTTATTCTGCCAGAAAATATTAACAAAGGGTCAGAAACAATAGCTTCGTTTGAATCTAAAAATGCTTTGTAAATTTGTACTTGTCTATCTAAATATTCATCAGTCAAAAATAAATTTACATAAGTTGTGGGAATGCCTGATAAAGCAATATTTATACTTTCTATATTTGTTTCGTTAGTTTCAACAATATCAGAAAAACTTAGAAAATCTCCTGTAGGAGTATATTCATTGCCATTATATGTTACAGGTATATATGCATCTGAAAGATAATAAACAACACTATCAAAAGAAAGTACTAATAAATGAAATGGTTTATTTGCAGATTTAACAATTTCAGTTTGAAATGCACTTGTACTTCCTCTATCCATCTCATTAAAAAACTTCTATTAGTGACATGGTAAAACCAAATAAAGCAGTAGTATCAGTATTAAATTGTGAAATATCTTGTGTAAAAGCTACAGTAAAAGGTACAGATGCAATCGTAATGGTTTCATCGTTAGCGACAGCATTTAAAAGATTCGGTGCAAAATTTATGGAAGTAGTACCTGAACCAGCAAAATCTACATCAGCAGTAGCCATATACACTTTTGTATGACCGCTAAATTTAAAAAAATCACCTGTTTTTATTATTCCTGATTGTGCGGATGAGAATCCATCTAAAGTTGCCTGACTTGCACCAACTGATACAGCACCATTAACTACAGGCGATTCTGAAGCATCGCCTTGAGTCGTACTTATTACAGGCGGTGTATAGGTAAAGGTTTCAAATTGCCCTTGTTGTTTGACTGCAAAAGCGTAAATAGGTGCAAACTCTGCCCTAGTCATTGGTGGAAACTCAACATCAAGTTGCCATCTTTGACCACCTCTTCTCCTTACTTGTCTTTTTAAGTTCTGTGTTATTGATACCAATGTAGGCTCAATAGATTTGATTGTTACGCTACTAGCTGATGGTGATGTGGGAAAAGTGCCACTCATGTTAAGAAACCTCTTCTACCTCTTTTGTTAAATTCACTTTCTATTATGGCAGATATTGTAGGTGCATTTTCTGTTATTGCACTTATAGTATCTTTTGAATCAAAGGCTTGTATATTATAAGTAATGTTTACAGGCATACCGCCAGAAGCCATGCCACCACCTAATCTATTGTTTGGAATTATTGTACCTGTTTTATTTGGTACAAATAATTCTGCACCAGCTTCACCGACTAGATAAGGTCTGTTTGCTGTAACAGTACCGCCTCTTTCTTTTTTACCTAGTCCACCAAGAAAAGAAGTAAAGCCACCTGTGATTTTATCTATAATTAATTTTCTAATTGCTATTCTTAATAATTCTTTAATAACAAAGTTTGCAAAATCTTTAAAGGCAAATTTACCTGACATCAAACCATCGACTAAAGTATCTTCAAATTTTTTCATAGCTTGAACAGTTGTATTTTCTATTGCCTTCCCTGTATCTTCTAACTCTTGCTTAAACTTAGCTAATGGACTCAAAGCATCTGTAAATGATTGCATACCTCTATTCGCAAATTGATCTGTGCCATTGGTTAAAGTATTCATAGCTTCAACTGAAGTACCAATCAAACCTTTGTATTCTCCTATTTTTCCTATTATTCCTGAAAAACCTTCTTTGGTTTTACTTTCAAATTCTAATTGTCTTTCTATTAATGAATTAATGGCATCTTCGTTCATGCCAAAAAAGTTAGTTGCTTCTAACAAACTTTGTTGCAAAGCAGTTACCATTTGACCGCCACCAATGACTAATTCTTGTATGGCTAATAAGGCTTTTTCTACACCATTGATAATATTTGTTGCCAATGCTTCGCTAAATTTAGCTATGCCACCTTCGTTTTCAGCAAAGGTTTTAAACATTGTAGTGAATTGATTTACAAAAGTTTGCAAGATTGGTGTAAAAGCCGCAAAGACATTATCTTTCAGACTGTTTAATTGTCTGCTTAAAATATTAGAAGTATCGTTGAATCTTTCAACAGCATCTACAGCTTCACTTGATATACCAATACCAAGTTCCAACATTTTATCTTTTAGTCCAGCAACAGCATCGCCACCTTGATTTAATATTGCAAATAGTTGTTGTCCTGAACGACCAAATAAATTAGTTAATGCAGAATTTTTTTCTGCTGAAGAACCTAAAGCGGCTATACCATCTGCTGTTTCAAGTAATAATTGTTCTGTACCTTTAAGGTTTCCTGAACTATCTCTAATGGAAACACCTAAGTCTTTAAATAAATCTGCTTGTGTTTTAAGACCTCGACCAGCTTCACCAATATTTTTACTAAATTTAAGTAATGCTTTATTAGCGCCTTCTGACGAACTTCCAGCTTCTTCTGCGGCAATTTGAAAGGCTTGTAAAAATTCTACAGATACGCCTAATTGATCTGACGTTTTTCCAAGCGTATCTATATAGGCAAATGATTGTTTTCCTAAAGCGGCTAATGCAAAGCCAACACCACCAATGGCGGCAGTTAAGCCACCAAAAACTTTTAGTGCTTTGCCAACACCGCTTTTTATTTTATTAAGACTTTGTGAAACCTGATTAAAAACAGCTTTGGTTTTATTGACCGCAGAAATGACAATATTTAATTTACCTAAGTTACCCATTGTTTTCCATTTTGCTATTCAATTCCTCTAAATATGCCAACCAATAAATAAACTCATCTATGGTCATGCTCTTTTGCAACTTCTCTACTGTCATGCCGAGCCTGTCTGCCAGAGCAAACATAGCAAATAAATCAGGATCGGCTTTTACTTTTCCTGTGCTGCTTCAGATGTAACACTACCTAAAATTTCAGAAGCAACATTTGATAAAACTTCAACATCAGCTTTATTCATTAATGCTTCTTTATCAGCTAATGTGAATAACTTATTACCTTCAGAATCAAGACTTTTAGTAATGATTGCATAAACCATTACTTCTAAGTCACCACCATTTGCCATTTTGTAGAGTTTTTTAGACTCTTGTAATGTCAATGGTTTTGTAAAAATTTCTAAAGGTTGATCTTCAGTTCCCCATTCTTTGACTTCAATTTTTTTTATTTCTTGTGAGTCAAAGTGAGCAACGACATTATCAATTGCTTTAGTCATTATTAGTAAGTACCAATAGTCAATGCACCTGTGCCTTGAAATGCAACAGTCATTTCGACAAGTCCATCGTGTGCAGCACTTCTAGTAATATCAGTTACAATAGCACTTCCTGACAGCTTATATGCACCACTTCCTGTACCTTCAGGTGCTAGATTTAAAGTAAATGAAGATCCTATAGTCAAAGAAACTTGACCACTTGTATCAGTATCATCAAAGAATAAATCTATTGAACCTGAAAATTCAGTAAGAGTAGCTTCAAATGTTTTTGCTGAGTCACCCATAGAAGTTGATTCTGTAGTGTCACCTGTTTGTGTGATACTGTAAGACCTAACTTCTGCTAAAGCATTACTGCCTGTCTGTACTACACCAGCTTTACCTGTAAATGTTGCCATCTTTAATCCTCTTTAGATTTTGTTTTAATTTTAGACTCTTTTTCAAGAGTCCACCCATTTGCTTTAAGATTTTCTACTTCAGAGTCAAAAACAATAATTTTGCTTTTGCCATCAGAAGAAACCATTACATTTTTATCCATAATAAAAACCTCTATAAAGCGACATCTGCTGCCACTTCTGTAGTTTGATAACCTATATTATATACCATAGTCATTACTGCGATAGGTTGTTCACCCTCACCATTATAATTTATTTCTGTAGAATCTAGGAAAGAATCTCTGGCTAAATTATTGTGAGTTACATCTGCACCCATAGCAGCTTCAACTTCTTTTGCAATTGTGTCGATTGTATCGTCATAATTGCTATTTGCTTTGACATACGTTTCAACTACTAGAGATAAATTCCTTTGTAATGTCCTTGTTGAACCCATTTCTAGTAATTCTGAATCTTCAGATTTTGTATAAATAATTATTGCTGGTAACTTAGAATCTTCTAAATTATAAACTCTACTTTGAAAAACATTAGAACCTGTGGTTGTCAAACCTGTCAAAGTTGTGCCTACCCTTTCTCTAATTTGTTGTCTAATGTGATTTGCCATTATTGCTCTTGTAATATTAAAGCTGTAATACCTGTGTTGTCAGGTTGGACATTTACAACTGAATAAGTTTTTGCACTTTTGATAGTGTTACCATCTAAATCGGTTTGTGCTGAAAAAGCCAACGAATCTCCATGACTTGCAGAAGATACATCTTTAGTTTTGCAATATGCGACAGGTGTACTGCCTTCCACACCAACAGTCAGGCCGTCTACTGATAAATATTCATCTTCCAGAATTACCTTGATAGTAGAAGCAGAACCGCCTGATGGCGTATATGTAGCAGAAACACCATGTCCAAATGAAGCGTCAAAGTAGCCATCAAAATCAGCATCAAATTCTAAAGCCATTTATTTGCCTTTTCTTTTTTTAACTTTGACTTCTGATTTTTCTAAACCTATGCTTCTATCTTTTTTTTCAGATACTTTGCCTTGTGATATTTCTGCCTTGCCATAACTTATTAAAGTGTTAGCGGTATCGTTATCTAATTCGACAACATCACCAGCAGAAACTTTTTTACCAGAAGCCATTGTATCTCTAAGAATTAAAACTTTCATTTTACTTTCCTTTTTTTTTGAAAGGGCAGTAGAGAAAACCCCTACTGCCTTTTCAGTTGTTAAGACCATCTATTAACTTGCGTTACAGAATGATACTGCGTGTCTTACAGCAACATCAACTGATTGCAATGCAACCACTCTTACTGTACCAGAAGTACTATTAGTAAAAGGATCCACAACTATATCAAGACCGCCAAAGAAACCTATTAATAGGTCATTGAAGTTTCCAAATACATAGTTGTTTGCAGTTAATTGATTTGATACCACTACAGGATAACCATTAACCTGATTGTTCTCCGCAACAAATAAACCACTACCAGAATCTTTAGCAGTTGTTTTCAAAGTTCCAAAGTTTGTAGGGTTAATGATGTAAGCTAAATCGCCTACTAAAGCATTATCTACAGCTACAGCAGTTTCAATAGATACCATTTCTGCAAAAGTTGGTGCAGCAGCACTACTTAAAGAAACAGTATTGATACCTGAAGTGTTAGTGATACCTGTCGGATTTCCACTTGAGCCACTACCTTCTAAAGCACCATCATCAATTGCAATTGCCATTGATTTTGCTAGATCGTCACGAACTAAATTTTCAACATCTAAAGATGATTGAAGCATAAGCTGACGAGTTATATCAGTATGCACTCCTAAAGTCTTAGGTGTCATGGTTACAGAACCAATTACCATTTCAGACTCACCTGATGCACCACCTTCTGAACTAATAAATGCAGCAGAAGCAGCAGATGTTTTCTTAGGGATTTTTACATCACCTGATAGTCCATTTAGATTTGTAGCTAATGGCATTACAGCAGATGAATTTCTAAGTACATCAATAAAACTTTCAGGTCTAAAGTCTTGCCCTATAAGTCCAGCATCATCGGAAGCATTTAAATCTCTTGTGTTCCAATTAGCCATTACTTCAGGCGGTAACATTATACCTTGTGCAGTTCTGCCATAGTGTTTTGATGCTTCTTCTGAACATTCAAATTCAAATTCTGCATCCCTTTGTGCTTTTCTGTCAGTAGGATTTGCTAAAGCATTTATTGCTTTCATAATCGAAAACTGACGGACTTGCTTTTTACTCATGCCAATTTCAGCAGTTTCTAAAGGTTTGTCAGTTGCTATATTTTCTAACAAAATACCTCTAAATTCTTCTACTGAGTTGCCATCTTGAATTGCCTTGTCAGCTAAATCTCTTCTGTTGTGTCTAACAGCTAAATCCATAATTTCTTTAGAATTTCTTACGAATTCGGCTTTAGCTTCAGCAACAGATTGTTCTCTAACTTCATCAAGGTTTATTTCATTTTTAACTTCTTCAGTCATTGTCATTACCTTTATGGTTGTTTGTTTATCTTTAGAACGACCCACTCCTACTTGCATAGAAGCGTCTGCTGGTACAGAAACAATTGACACCTCTAATGGTGTCGTTTTCACTCTGTACACAGGCTTATCATCTTCCATTTCCCTCATTCGTTCCATGCCATTTATTTTGTAGCCAACGCTGATATTTTGACGAATACCATCTTTGACATCTTGAAATATTTCTTCTGCCAATTCGCCTCGACCAAAGCGAACTATTGCCTTTGCACTTTTTTCAGAAGAATTTATTTCATACCTTTCGACCACTCCAATTTGTTTTGTCATGTCATGGTCAAGTAATAAAGGACTTCTGCCACTACCAATAAAACTAGCGTCAATGTCCTCTTCAGAATGTGAGATTATCTCCATGCCAAAATCTCTTTCAACAGGTTCTTCGGAACTGACTCCGATTCTCACTCTTCTGTTTTCTTCATCGATGTGTGATGCTCTTGAAAGGTCTAGAGTTCGATAGACAATATCGGACTTATCTAGTCTTTCTTCTTCATCTTCATCTTTTTCTTCATCATGGTATGGACGAGATTCCATCATTTCTTTGTCCTCATCTTCCATACTTTCCATCATACCCTCATGCTTCGCAAATGATACAACATAAGTATCATCTGTTTCTTCCACATTAAGGATATGTCTATTTTCTTTATATTCCATAGATTTATCCTCTTTGTTTTTGGTTGATAAAGGGTGTCCTTCAGGAAGCAAATCTTGGTCATGTTTGCCACCCTGAAATCTTCCATTCCGCAAAGCGAAAAGGAAACTGTTTACTCTCGCATACGCCCATTGTTCAGCAGAACCAACATTAGGTCTTACTGAAGCAGGATTGGTTTTGTATGCACCAATACCTCTTTCAAAGACTGCGAGTAATGTTCTATAAGTTGTTCTTTTGGTTGTTGCATTTCCTACTTCTTCATTATGTTCTTCAACCTTTTTTTTCAATCCTTTTTCGACAGCATCAGAAACTTGTCTGTCTTGTTGTGCTTGACTAGCTGAACCAGATTCTTTTTGTTCTACATATTTGATAGCTTCTAAAACTACATCTTTCATTCTTTGTTCACCCAATGTTCCTATAACTCCCCACTTCATTTGTGCTATAACACCTGCAATATTTGATGGTCTGGCTTTTTTTTCACCAGATTTAAATTGGCTACCATCTTCAAAATGTCTTGCAACCCATGCTTCTCTTTCTTTAATCCAAGAAAGCACTCCTTCTGTTTCTTCGCCGTTTCTTGCTTTAGTCCATAAATTGAATGCTTCATTACCTCTAATGTTGCCACCAGCTTTGTAAATATCTGGGTCATTTTCTTTGACACCAGCAATGAAACCATAATCAAATTGTGGATAATTTGAATTTCGTAAAGAAATTTTTTTATCTTCACCTTTGGTTGGGAAATCAGTCAGATCGTGTTTACTCATCGTTCCCACCTTGAATATCAGCTTCAACAGGTATTTTCATACCAAAAGGTTGGAATGCTGTTTTAACACCATATTGTTCTGCCAACTTTTGTTCTCTTTCATGTTGTTCAAATAACTCCTCAACATCCCTACCATAGTTTGCTTGAACATCTTGAAATGTTACTAGACCTGACTGCATACCACTTATTGAAGCCATCATTTCTTTTTGTGGGTCTACCCATGAAAAACTTCTTGGTATAAAGTTTGCTGAATTAGCAAACTTATCGTATCTGCTCATTGGCAAAGGTTGGTTGGTACTTGGAGATGTTGAGATAGCACCACTTGATATTGACATCTCTAACCATTTTTCAAAAACAGGTCTAACGAAATGGTCAATGGTAAATCTTTGATATAGTCTGTACATTTCTCTATCTTCTAAAGCACCTGCCCTTAATGAACTGTAATTTACTGAACTTAGGTCATTTGTTAAAGCGTGATAAGAAATGTTTAAACCAGAAGCAATGCTTCTTAAAACCTGAGTGCTAAATGATTCAAAAGCTGATGTTGGGTGGTCAGGATCAAAAGCCTTGAAATCCATACCTGCTGGTAGTTGCTCAAATGTTCCAGCTTCAGCGTTCATTATTGGAACATATTCTTCATCTTCGCCATCACCCACATAGCCATCACCATCAGGAGAAACAAAGAAACCCATCTTACTTGCCGATACTCTTGCAGAAACTATTTCAGCTTCTAAATAACCATTTAATAATTTTATGTTTGCCATCGCTGACGAAGTAAATGGTACACCTCTATTTTGTTCAGGTCTGTTAGGTATGTAAGCATGAATCATTTCATCTGCATTGACTCTGATGTGTTTTTGATTTGCATAGAATTGATTATCAAATGGGTGATTAGCAAAAAGATGGTAGGCAACAGGTTTGTTTTTTGCATTTAATTCAACTCCCATTTTAATTTTATTACCGCCCTTTTCTGCATTGTCATTTTTAGTTTCGTCTAAATGGTCTGCTTCCAAAAACTCTATCTGATAACCAAACTCTGAATCTCTCGATTTGACATGACGAACTAACACTTCACCATCCCTTGCTAAAGATTCAATAAATAATTTTTGACAGTCTATAAATGTCAATCTGCCATTGGTTGTACAATTACCCAACCTACACCATTGATGCCATTTTTGTTCAATAATTCTATTTGCTACTAAATCCAAACTGCCATCATCGTTTCTTGCTTTCATTGATAAACGAATACCATTGTTGCCAACAACATTTGATTGCATAAGATTTAAATATCTTTGCACATAACTATCGTTTCTGGCCAAATCCCTTGATCTATCTCTAAGCAGTCTGAGATTAGTTTTTATTTCTTCATCAGCAGATGTAGAAGTTTGTAAAAAATCAGAAAACAATCTGCCTGTACTTGCACCATTGTATTTTCTTAAATTTAATGTTTTTCTTCTTTTTGGTTTTCTTGTAAATCTATCGTACCAAGCCATCAGAATTTAACCTCTATCGTATTACCTGACCTTTGTTTATTTTTAATTCTAGCCTTTTTAATTTCTTCCAAGTATTCAGCATGGTATCTATCTCTAAATGTTAATAATTCATCTATAGACATTCTTGATAAAGAACGACCAGCTATTGAAAAAGAAGATTGATCTATTGATGCTCTATTCTCCAAAACAGCTTCTATATTATCCAAGACCTTTTTTGCGTGACTTCTTAAATCAGCATTGGTATTAGCTAGATTTTTAACTACTGTGCTTCTGCCTGTATCAATCCTAATTCTTTGTGAATCGGATGTCCTAGTAATAAAAGCGTTCCAAATATAATCGCCATCAGAATAACTAGCTGTAGTTGAAGATGCTACTTCAACAAAATAAGTATCATCGGCTTCGGTTGCTGTGATATCAAACTTATGACTGCCACCGCCACCACTATCTTCGTGAAATTCATAAGTAAGTGCATAAGCAGATGTAGGATATTCGTCAGCAATATCATCTCTACGCCACAATAATCTATCACCCACTACGATAGTGTCAGGTTCTTGTGTTGGATAATTGGCTCTGTCAAATAGGTTGGACATACTCTAAATACAAAAATTTCTTCTAAAAAGATAGAATTAAAAAGCATTTTATCATTAAAAGATAAATAAAATTAATTTAATTTATTTGTAAATAATAGTTGTAATTTTTTGAAAAGTTGCTAATATAATAACCATAATTTACAAAAAGGAGAAAATTATGAAAAAAATTAGTCAAGAAAAATTAAATGCTTATAGTTCTCAAAAACTATTACAAATTTTACAACAATCTTTTATGGCTAGAACTTTAGCAAAAAAAGATAGCAAAATATCTTCTAAAGATATTGGTGAAATACAAAAAGAAATAGTTAAAACTATTTGGAAAAACTTTCCTGAAGTAGCAAAAAAAGAAGGTTTAAGAAAATTTAGAAATTAATTTTTACCTAACAAAAAAGCCACCTAATCAGGTGGCTTTTTTTTACCAATTATTAACCCAAGTATTTTTTCTTCTACGATTGATTAGATTCTTTCTTTTCTCTTGTTTTGGTTGTGCTTCTTGCGATTCGCTTTTGGTTTTTATTTTATTTAGATTTGGAGAAAGAATATAAAATCCTGATAAAGCATAGATAAAAGTATCTAAGGCTTCGTTTCTTTCTCTTGTTTGTTTCCAAACTAATTTCTTTTGTCCACGATAAAACTTGATAATTCTTTTTTCTGCGGTTAGTTGTTTAAAATATTCTTCATCAACTGTACTTGGGAAATGGATATATCCAGCTTGATCTTCTTCTGCAACATTCAACCAACTAAACAAAGTATCTTTAGCGGTATCAGTTCCGATTGGATAAAGGCTTACTCTTTGTCTGCCTGATTGTGTTGGTC